AGCAGAGCATATCAGAACCACTGTGGATGCTGTGAATACTCACGATGATCCCAGACATTCAAGGCTGTACACACAGGGATTCATACTGGGACATCTGGCAAGTATCTTTGAGAATGATCCCATACTGTATAGAGAGTTCCTAGAACACTGCGAGTACCTAGCCAAAACACGAGGCAGTAAGGTTGACATGCACCGCAAGTAGTAGTATAATACGTGTATGCTTAAAAAGCGTAGGCTATCATTATACAGAGCGGGAATCATGACACTACCAGACGAAAGATATCGCAGTTTACTTTGGGCGGACAGGCTGTTGAAGGATCTCTGTGATCCCAACATAACGCCACGAGTTCCTAAACAAATTAGACAGCGAGCTAGAGACTGCTTGCGGCATTGGCCCGACACTTACTATATAGATCGCTTGGCAGAAGAAGCGCCGGATATCATCTGGAGCGGCAAGCAGCAAACAGATCCCTTATATAGAATGGTGAAAGAACACACTGTTAAGTAGAACGCGGGCCTCTAGCTCATGTTGGTTAGAGCAGCGGACTCATAATCCGTTGGTGCCGTGTTCGACTCACGGGGGGCCCACCACACAACAGCAGCACAGCAGCAGCCCTTAGCTCAGTTGGATAGAGCAACAGCCTTCTAAGCTGTAGGCCACTGGTTCGAATCCAGTAGGGCTGGCCACTTAACAGCAGCATGTGAGATCATGGTGCAGCAAGCGAGAACTCAACAGCAGCGTACAGCAGCAGCCCGGATGGTGAAATAGGTAGACACAAGAGACTTAAAATCTCTCGCTCGAACAGGGCGTGCCGGTTCGATTCCGGCTCCGGGCACCACCTACAGCAGCAGCTACAGCAGCAGCTACAGCAGCATGACGGGAACAGTGCGCAGCGTTGAGCACGAGAGTTATCCACATGTTGTTAACACTGTTGAAAATCACAACTGTGGATAAACTGTGGACAACTACGCAGCGCGATTTCGCGAACGAGAAACCCTAGAGCTGTCAGGGTCATTATCCATTTGGTTGACAGTCAAGCCAAACGATCGTATAATACGTGTATGGAAACAAAAAACACTCCCCGCAAGAAGCGCACCGACCGCAATCATATCATATATGAATTGCGTGTTGCTGGCGGCAACTACATAGGTGTCACAGCCAAAACAGAATCGACTATTAATAAGTCAGTTCTTGCTCGTGCTGCCAAGCACTTCTATCGTGCCAAGCGAGAAGCTAAGGATTGGGCCCTGTGCCATGCACTGCGGTCTTTGAACGACAAGAGCGAGATCCAAGTACTAGTACACGAAGTCATCCGTGGCAAAGCGGCTGCTCACAAGCGGGAAGTTGAACTACGTAGACAGTTGTCACCCACCCTTAACACAGACACAAGAGGAGATTGATATGTATACAGTTGAAGTCTACAAAGCGGACAAGAGGGTCAAAGTGGGCGAGCGCATGGTTCTCAAGCAGGACTATGCTACCACAAACCGCGGCATGTTGGAGCACACTGTCAAGCACACGTGGCGCTCGAGTCAGGGCTACCGCTATGAAATCCACGAGACCATGGTGACCCGTACCAACATGATGGGTGGTGCTAGCTATCAAGAACGCTATGACACTCCTAGACACTGCTCACCTAGCTCAGAAGCCTACTGGAGCATGTAGGGGTTGACAGCCACCACAAAGGCTGCTATAATAGACACATGTTAACAAAGGAGCGACCGATGAAAGCATTACAAGCATACGTAGACGGCAAGAACAAGTGGAACGCAATATTTGGTTCTAAACAGTACGATCTCAGCAATGCTGCTGATCGCAAACAGCTAGCTGAATGCATGGACAACGAGATGAGCCCGGAGAACTTGACCTGCGATGGTGAACTAGATGCATTTCAAGTTCGCTCACGCTACAAGAACTTGATTGCTGTGGCTCGTGACTTGAAGGCCTTTGATCCAACTATCCAATTCAGCGAGGTGCAACTGTGAGATATTACGACACTCTAGCAACCATGCAGCGCGAAGGCTTTGAGATCATTGTGGACAAAACCTACGAAGACTTGAACCCTCGTGATCAGTTCGATGAATCATGCTGCGATATCGAAGAGATCATCAAGGACATCGACCGTGGCCACCTGGACTGGTTCATGCTGCGTGTACGAGCCTTGGTAGATGGTCACGAGCTGGGCTCAGCCTACTTGGGTGGCATGCTCTACGAAGATCCCACAGAGTGCTTGACTGATGGTTCAGCTGAGGACATGATTGCAGAAGCTATTGCAGAAGCTCGTAAAGAAGCCCAGCGACTTGTAGGGTCTTTGCAGCGTGTGGTTGACACAGCAGCAGCTTGAAGCTATAATAGACACTTACACACACTAACAGGAGCGACACTATGGGTACCAGAGCACTTACTTTTGTCTACGAAGGCAACAAGGCCATTATCAACATGTACCGCCAATACGACGGCTACCCCTCAGGACACGGTCTAGAGCTGGCCCAGTTCCTCACCCGTGGCCGGCTGGTGCATGGCCTCAGTGGCAAGAAAGAAGTTGTGTTCAACGGCATGGGCTGCTTGGCAGCAGCAATGGTGGCCAACTTCAAAGAGACCCCCGGCGGCTTCTACATCTACAGCGTAGAAGACACAGAGTGCGGACAGGACTACGAGTACCATGTCTACGAGCGTGAGGATGAGATCCGGGTGCGTGTTACGGATCGCGGCTGCAACATGTTTGGACTCACCATGAGCGATACCAACGAAAGCCTCTTCGACGGTACAGCCGTTGAGTTCCTGGACTACTGCAACCCTGAGAAAGAACAGTTTGAAGTTGATCTTACAGAAGGCCAAGCCGTTGGCCGTGGCTGAATAACAACACACATAGGGGTTGACAACGGCCCCTATTTGTTATATAATAGAGACTTGTTAACACACATAGAAGGAGCGAAAGATGGCTACAATTGTTGAGATTTTGGAGGGTTCCTACGGTGCCCGCAAGAACATGGTGTACCCAGGCATGCGCTTGGAGATGGTGAAAGACTTTGACGGCGAAGCTATCACCTGCTTGGCTGGTGAAGAGATCGAAAACGGACGCAATCCCAACAAGAAGATTCGTGTCAAGGTAGCAGGTCTGCAGGCCTATCGCGTGGTGTCGCACATTGACAGCGAACCCGTGGGCGAGAACAGTTTGGTACAACTCAAGGTGGCTGATAGTGCTGTAGCACATATCAGCGATGAGGACTTGATTGAAAAGACTCGTGCTCGCTTCCAAGTACTTACGGACATGACCAAGGCTGTGAAAGCAGGCGATGTTCGTGCTATGATTGTGACAGGCCCTCCAGGTGTGGGCAAGAGCTTTGGTGTTGAAGAAGTATTAACCAAGGACGACTTGTTCAATGCATTGGGCGAGCGAAAGCCACGCTACGAGATCGTCAAGGGTGCTATGAGTGCCATTGGCCTGTACGCCAAGCTCTACGAGTTCTCTGCAGAGAAGAATGTTATCGTGTTCGATGACTGTGACTCTGTGTTGCTGGACGACCTGAGCTTGAACATCTTGAAGGCCGCTTTGGACAGTTCCAAGAAGCGTACTATCAGCTGGAACACAGACTCACGCCTGTTGCGTTCAGAAGGCATCCCAGATCGCTTTGAGTTCAAGGCAGGTGCTATCTTTATCACCAACATCAAGTTCGAGAATGTACGCTCTAAGAAGCTACAGGATCACTTGGGTGCCTTAGAGTCACGCTGTCACTATATTGATCTGCAGATGGACACAGACCGTGAGAAGGTTCTGCGTATCAAGCAGATCGTAGCAGACGGCATGTTGGATCACTACGAGCTAGCAGACATTGCCAAGGACGAGGTTGTGGACTTTGTGCAGACAAACAGGGCCAAATTGCGTGAGCTCAGCTTGCGTACGGTGCTCAAGGTTGCAGACTTGCGCAAGAGCTTTCCAAACAATTGGATGAGCATGGCAGAAGTTACTGTTATGTAGCGAGCATAATATGACAGTAGAGATCACAGGGTGCCAGTATATTGGCCCGGAGCAGAAGGAGTACCCGTTCAAGATGTGCGGTTGCAAACCCTTCCCGGGTCGTGTATACTGTGAAGAACATATCTGGACAGTGTACAAGAAAGGTACCAGTACAGGTAACAAACGAAAGATCGCAGCCATCGAGAAAGAGCTGGCTGAGATCAAACTGATTGAAGAAGTTGAGGAGATTCTAAATGATTAAGATTGCATTGGCTGTGGTGTTTGTTATATTCCTTTTGGCTATTGGGCCGTTCCTGGTCATTTGGTCGTGGAATGTCTTGTTCGGGGCAGCTTTGTTGATCCCCTACACTTTGGAGACATGGTTCGCTACCGTTTTGATTGGTGCGTTCCTTCGAGCCAATGTAACCGTTAAACGGAAAGATTGAGGTTGCATTGCTCACAGCGTGGCCTTATACTAGTAGAACGCTGTGAGACACAGCTATAAAGAGGAAACTTAAAATGAAGAGAATTAATCTAGAAACCAAAACAGGCAAGATCTTTGCAGCCCTACAAAAGGGTGAGAAGTTGACAGCCTCCGAAGCCGCACATCGTTTCGGTGTTAAGAACCTATCAGCAGAAGCAAGCCGCATCCGCCAAGCAGGTTATGCCGTGTATGCCAACAGCCGCAAAGCTGGTAATGGTGTTCAGGTAACTGAGTATGAGTTGGGCCGCCCAAGCCGTGAGATCGTTGCACTTGGTTACATGGCCAAGAGCTTGGGTCTTACCCTGACAGCCTAAGTAAGGTTTCAAACAGGCAAGCCGATTCGCTCCCGGGGCGCTAGTTTGAGGTGTTGTGGAAACGCAACACCTTTTCTCTTTTCTGGCACTCCAATCTTTTTGGTTGACAACACCGCCCAAATGCTATATAATAGAGACATACAGTAACAAAACGGAGCGAACATGGAATTCACAGCCGATCAAGTTTGGGGTCTTGCCGTAGAAGCAGATCGAGTCAACGAAGGTTACTTGAAAGAGTCTGCGTGGGGATGGGCGGACAGTGGTGAAAGCAAGCTGATCAAAGAGGCCAACAAGGTCATGGTCAAGCAGTGGCTCCGTGAGAATCGTCAGCCTAGTGCTGAGGACACAGAGAAGGGCCGTGAGTACCGCAACTTCTTCAACACCTACACCATGAAAGCTCTAATGGGCGGGCTCAGTGACTTCGACAAGCAGGCCTTGCGCATTGCACAGATGGACACCTTCACCGGCAAGAATATGCTGGAGTTCGCTATCGTATCCTGCTTGCCCAGTACGGCCCGTCGTGAGCAAGAGCGTACAGAGCTCAAGCGTGAAGTCTATTCCAGCGAGCAGTTGGTAGGCAACGTGGGTGATGTTATCCGCGGTGACATCGAAGTGATCAGCAGTCGTTACAGTGTCAACTACAATAAGCACAAGATCGTGGCCCGTATGGGTGAAGCGTTCGTTGACTTCTGGTTCAGTCAAAGCCTGGACAAGGGTGCCGTGCGTACAGTACAGGGCAAGATCAAAGCAGTTCGTGGCGATAAAACAACACAGCTGAACTTTGTGAAAATTAGGGGTTGACAAGAACCCGGGTTGGTGTTATACTATTAACACTGAGAAAGCGATAGTTTGTTTAATCCTGAGAAAAGAAAGAGGTCTTAAAATGGCAAAAAGCACAGATATTTCCGTTCGTCAAGTTGGCCCTAAGGCCGCGAAGCGTTCCATCCGCAAGGCGATTCAAACCCGCCGTCCTGTGTTCCTGTGGGGTCCCCCTGGAATCGGTAAGTCCGACATCGTCAAGCAGATTGGCGAGGATGCCAAGCGTGAAGTGGTTGATGTGCGCCTTGCACTTTGGGAACCCACTGACATCAAGGGTATCCCCTATTACAATGCAGATCAAGGCAAGATGGTTTGGGCTCCTCCTTCAGAGCTTCCTACCGACCCAGAGTCAACCGCAATCATCTTCTTGGACGAGCTGAACTCTGCTCCTCCTGCGGTACAGGCCGCTGCCTACCAATTGATCTTGAATCGCCGAGTTGGTACTTACGAACTGCCTAAGGGCGTGGACGTTGTTGCCGCTGGTAACCGTGAAGGCGATCGTGGCGTGACATATCGTATGCCTGCTCCGTTGGCTAACCGCTTCATCCACTTGGAAGCCAAGGTAGACTTTGATGACTTCCAAGAGTGGGCTGTGATGAACAATGTTCACCCTGAGGTTGTAGGTTATGTAGGCTTTGCCAAGCAGGACCTGTATGACTTTGATCCTAAGAGCCCTTCAAAGGCCTTTGCTACTCCACGCTCGTGGGTCTTTGTGTCAGACTTGTTGAAAGACGACGACTGCGACATTGACACCTTGCACAACTTGATCGCGGGTGCCGTTGGTGATGGCTTGGCTGTTAAGTTTATGGCTCACCGCAAGATTGCAGGTCGCTTGCCTAAGGCAGAAGACATCCTTAAGGGCAAGGTCAAGGACTTGCAGATTAAGGAAGTGTCAGCGATGTATTCTTTGACTGTTAGCCTGTGCTATGAGTTGAAGGATCAAGCAGAGAAGAAGGCCAAGGACTTTGATGCCCAGGCTGACTGCTTCTTCCGCTACATGATGGACAATTTCCCAACAGAGTTGGTGGTGATGGGTGCTAAGACAGGCCTTACTAACTACAACTTGCCCTTTGACGCAACGAAGATGAAGAGCTTCGATGAGTTCCACAAGCGGTTCGGTAAGTATGTTTTGAGTGCTATGGAGAATTAAGACCTCGCCCGTAGCAGGGGCGGGAGGCTTCTCAGGGCTTGCCCGCCCACCTTTAGAGTGCCGGGGTGTTGTTTAAATACAACATCCCGGTTGGTTGACAGGCCGGCGAATTGGTGCTATAATATATACATACTAAGGAGAGCGACACATGGACCCAATCATCGATAAACTAACCACAGCCCGTGTAGGACTGTTGCTCAAAGCACCTTTCTTCGGCAACATGGCAACCCGTATGCAATTGGTTGACGCTTCAGAGTGGTGCCCGACTGCCGCAACTAACGGCAGAAACTTCTATTACAACAAGAAGTTCATTGAGAAGCTCAGCGTCAAGAAACTGGAGTTCCTATTCGGACACGAGATCTGTCATTGCGTGTTTGACCACTTTGGTCGTGTTGGTAGTCGCGATCGTCAGCTCAGCAACATAGCACAAGACTACGCTGTCAACCAGATCCTTGTAGACGAACGCATTGGTGAGAAGATCACCGAAGTTAAGATCTGCTACGATCCAAAGTATCGCGGCTTGGCCTGGGAAGAGATCTACGATCAATTGTACGAGAAGGCTGAGAAGATTTCTATGCCAGACTTGCTCATGCAATTGGGTGACTTGTTGGACGAGCACATCAACGAAGACGGCAATAGCCCAGGTGAAGGCAAAGAGGGTGAAGGCAAAGACGGCAAGCCTGGTATGACTAAGGAAGAAGCACAGGCCATCCGTGACGAGATCAAAGAAGCCATGATCCAAAGTGCCGCGGCCGCAGGTGCAGGTAAAGTGCCCGCAGGTATCCAGCGTATGATCAAGGACATGACTGAGCCTAAGATTAGCTGGCGTGACCTTGTGCGTCAAGAGATCCAAAGCATCATCCGCAACGACTATT